TAGTTGAAAAGTGGTCACCAGTACTAGAAGGCATTAGTGACCAGTACACAGCTAAGGTCACTGCGATTCTTCTAGAGAATCAAGCCAAGAGCATCGTTGCAAATCAAGTTAACGAAGCGATGTCTGACGGCGCAACTACTACAGGTCGTTTAGGCACTTTCCAAAAGTTCGCCTTCCCTCTAGTTCGTAGAGTGTTCCCTGAATTGATCTTCAACAAGATCGGCTCAGTTCAGCCTATGGAAGGTCCAGTATCGCAGATCTTCTACCTAGGTTCTGCTCGCCAGTACGGTACAAATGCTCCACAACCCCTATTTAGCAAGTACAACTTGACCTATCGTGGTCAAACTACTTCAGCTATTGGTACAGTTGGAACACTAACCACTACAGGCACTGTTAATACCAGTGCGTTGTACGGCGGTTCTGCTGGTAATCAAACTCTAGGTACAGCATCAACCACATATGGTGGTCAGATTGCTATGTTTCCTACAAACACTACATTCCTTGGGTGGTCTGTTTCCGCTGGCGAAAGATTAGACGGAACAGGAATTCCTGAACTTAACATTAGCATCGAGCAGCAGCCCGTCGTTGCACGCACGAAGAAAATGCGTGCTCTCTGGACAATCGAAGCTAGCCAAGACCTCAAGGCATATCACAACCTTGATCTTGAGCGTGAGTTGACTGAACTCATGTCAAAGGAATTAGAACTTGAAATCGACCGTGAACTACTAGAAGACATCCGTGGTATTGCTTACAATATTAAAAATCTCGCTGGCGCTGGTGCTGTTGGTGGTTGGGTTCCAAGTTCACTAGACAATACAACTAACTCAAACAACTTTGGTGCTCTAGGTGGAACAGGCCCAACAGGGGAAACCACTTCATTCACCCCCGGAGCATTTACTTATGGTCAGGGCACAATGCCTGCTAATGATTTCGGTGATAGCAGAAGCAATGTCTTCGTAGTTGATTTAACATCAACAGCACTAAATTATGCACCACAGCACGCAGGTCATGTCTATTCTAACCTCTTAGCAGTCATGAACTTTGCATCACAAGACATCTACAAGACCACACACCGTGGTCCCGGTAACTGGATTATTACATCACCACTAGTTGGTGCAATGTTGGAATCCGCATCTAAGCTAGAAGGTGGCATCGGTCCTAAGACTGAGGGCATTTCTAACATGGGTGCCAATAAGATTGAGTACCGTGGCAAGTTCGCTGGTAAGTACGATCTCTTCATCGACCCACTTTGGCCTGAAGACGAAATTTTGATGGGATATAAGGGTGGAAGCCCAATGGACGGTGGATTCGTTTACTGTCCATACATCCCAATCGAAGCTCTACCAACCATTACGGACCCTGATACCTTCCAACCAAGAAAGGGTATCTTGACCCGTTACGCCAAAGCAGCAGTTCAACCTGCTAATAGATTCTACAGAGTCATTAGACTAGTTGGACCTGCCGCAACTTACCTCTACACACCATTCGTTAAGACAACTAATCCTAGCTGAGTGAGTTAATAGTTAATTTATGAACCAGAGAGAAATAAAATCTCTCTGGTTCTTTTATTGATCTATATAACATAGAGAGGTTTTATTTATGGGCGGTATAATTAAACCAAAAATTGATACTTATGGTAATAGTTTTGCTATTCCTTATGGGGATTTAGTAGATACTTCTAAACCTAATGGGGAAATAAACTACGACGAGTTAAATAAAACCACATTACAAGATAATATAGAATTTACTAAATTTGAAGAATCAATTAAATCTTTTATTCTTGGAAGATTAGGTTACCCCGTGATTAGGGTTGAGTTAAGTGATTTTCAAATTAAATCAGTAATTGATGAGGCAGTAACTAAACTAGCAAATCATGCTCCTTTTTGGGCAACACAGTTCATATCGTTCAAAACAACTGCTGGAGTCAACATATATGAGCTTCCTAAGTATGTTTTGGATAATGTTCAATATGTTGTATACAAGAAGGATTTGATTGGCGTACCGGGAATGGGACAAAGTTTAGAACAAGATTACTTTTTAAAATATTTCCAACAAAACTTCTTGTTCAACGATTTTAGCATCGGTGAATTTAATCTTCTGCAAATTAGTTTGGAGATGATGAGGAAGATCTTAGGTCAAGATGGTTCATTCGATATAGTAGATAATAAATACCTACAAATCTATCCTGTTCCAGCGACAACCGATCAATCAGTAATCGTGCAGTACAGAGCACTTAATTCCGATACAATTCATCCTGCGTACAAAGTTTTTATACAAAAATATGCACTTGCTCTAGCCAAAGGAGTGCTAGCACAAGTTCGGGGCAAATACAAAACACTTCCGGGACCCGGAGGTGGTGCTCAACTGAATGGCGACTTGTTGGCGCAGCAAAGTGAGAAAGAATTAGAATTGCTTGAAAAACAACTCTTGTCTGAGTTTGAAGAGCCACCTAGCTTTACTCTATACTAATGAATAAAAATTTCAAAACTAATGTCAATATTCCAGAAATAGAAGTTGTTGATACTGACAGCGAATTAAGTTTATTTGATAGAAAAAATCCTGATATTAATTTATTTAATTTAGTGGATGAAGAGAATATTCGCTTATCTGGCTCTAAGTTAAATTACTATAAATTCATGTCTTCCAAGGCTCAGTATGATGAAGTATACATGGAACAAAGAAACAAACCTATCACAAATGCAGGTGTAATTGTATATGGGCATTATGATCCAAAAGTAATAGAGGAACCTTTAAATCAATTTGGGATAAATCTTACAAACGATCAAATATTTACATTTAACAAATCTTATTTAGATAAAAAATTAGGTAGATCGCCAATCGTCGGGGATATCATTGAACCTCATTTTCAGAAAATAAAATACGAAATATTTGAAGTTCAAGAGGATAGTTTTGAATCTTACGGGGTATACCATTACATTTGCACAGCCAAGGTCTTGCGTGATTCTAGCGATGTTCAGACAATGAAACTTTCTGATGTTGCAGATGACATAGGAGGAAGATCCTTATGACAGAGTTCAGCAATAAATTAGAGTTCGTAGAAAGCCAATCTCTACAATATAATGTTTTACCCCCCGCTAGGTCTTCAACTGCGTTTATTCGAGATTTAATAAAAAAATCAAAGTCCAAAAGAACAAAAGTTTCCTTTGTCTACAAAGAACTACTCAGATCTGTAATTAATACTTTTTCTGATTATTCAATAATAAATGATGAAGAACAGGTAACTGGGGTAAAGTGTATTTTTGCAAATCCTGAGCGTGCTGTAGCAAAATTAACACAAGAAACAAATTTAATCCTCCCGATAATTTCCATTAGCCAACCTAGATCTAAAAAAGACAACAAGCGGCAAAGATACGGACCTAACATTTATTACGAAAAATATTGGGATGAGAAAAAACAACGGGCTATTCGTGTCGTTAGTTTGGTTGATTCTCCGATTGAGGTTGAATATGAATTAACTGTTTGGGCAAAGTACAAAAATGATTTAGATCAAATAACAGAACAAATTCACTTACACTTTAATCCAGATATATCAATTACAACAAACACTTCAAATGTAATTAAATTGTTTTTATTAGAGGAAGCGTCTGATTCTGATTTGGTTTTATCTGATAGAGAAGACAGAATTTTAAAACGGGTTTTTACCCTCAACGCAAGCACATATGTTCCTAGCCCGAAGTTCTTGGTAACATCGACAGGTAAGATAGAAGAGTTTAATTACGAGGTGGAAGTAACCAAGAGGATAGTATGATCAAAGGTCTTATTGAAATTTATAAAGACGATGGTAACTCGATAGAAAAGATTTACAGTGATAATAATTTAATTACTGTAGGACTTGGATATAGTCTTGCATCTTTTTTTGAAACACAAGAAGTAAATAGAACTATTGACGATTATCAGATCGGATTTTTTCAAATAGGGTCAGGAATAGTTGATTACAAAGATCAACAAACATCAAATGTCGGTTGTTTTTATCAAATACAAACCCCAGTTGCGGAATCTTTATTAGGTACTGATTTGGATATAAATATTTACAATTT